AAGTTATAATCAAGCAGAGGTATTGATTGAAGTAAATGATATTGGTGGTCAGGTAGCAGATACCATGCAATATGATTTAGAATATGATAATCTGATTATGGTTAATCAACGAGGGCGCTCTGGACAGATCGCAGGTACAGGTTTTAGTGGTAAACAATCACAATTAGGATTACGAACAACAAAAGCAACAAAGAAGATTGGTTGTTCTAATTTAAAAGCATTGATAGAACATGATAAACTTATTATACAAGACTTTGATATTATCGCAGAATTATCGACATATATTCTCAAAGGTAAAGAAAAATATGAAGCTGAAGAAGGTTCTAGTGACGATTTGGTCACATGTTTAGTTATGTTTGCATGGTTATCTAATCAGACATATTTTAAAGAATTAACAGATCAAGATATTCGTGCTAGACTTGTAGATGAACAACAAAATATGTTAGAACAAGATATGGCACCTTTTGGGTTTGTTGATGATGGTTTGGGTGAACCAGAGACTTTCAAAGATCCTTATGGAACAACTTGGTCACCCGTTAAAGTCAAACGAGGTTGGTAAATCTCGATATTTATAAATAGTTTCGTAAGATTTAATTAATTAAACCTATAAATCTAAGGAGAAAAACAAATGGCTTTTTTAGTATCACCAGGCGTTCTAGTGACTGAAAAGGATCTGACTAATGTAATCCCTGCCGTATCAACTTCAATTGGTGCGATAGCGGTTGTTAGTGAGAAAGGGCCGATGGACGAAATCGTAACGGTTTCAAGTGAAAACGAATATGTTGAAAGATTTGGTAAACCAGATGCCAACACATTCGAATACTTTTTTAGTGCAACCAACTTTTTACAGTACGGAAATGCCTTAAGAGTGGTGAGAGCAACTACTGGCAATCTAAATGCTACAGATGATGGCACAGGATTACAGATTAAGAATACAACTCATTACTTAGACAACTATGGAAGTGGTCAAGCTGCCGTTGGCAACTGGGCTGCTCGAGAAGCTGGTACAAAAGGTAATAACCTAAAAGTCTCTATGTGTACAAACACAACTGCTTTTGCTTCGTCTATCGCAAGTGATAACTTAGTCAATGACGCTACTGCGGCTATTGGCGATACAACTATCACAATTGATGACGGCACAGAGGTACAAGTGGGTGACATACTAGAGTTTGGTGATATCAGTGGTAACTTTACTGCTGCACCTTCAGGTCATTACTATAAAGTAACAGCAATCTCAACACACTTATTAACCATTGCGAGATTTGATCCTGCGACTGGTACAACTAAAACAGGCGGTCTAAGACACGCTGTAGCTGATAACGCACACATTAAAAGATATTGGGAATATTATTTCAACTTCTCTGGTGCGCCAACAACTACTGATGATGTATCAAACGCTGGTGGATCAAATGACGAATTACATGTCGCTGTTGTTGACGAAGACGGTGGTATCACAGGTACTGCTGGAACTATACTTGAAACATTTGAAGGAATGTCTCAAGCTTCAGACGCAAAAGACGCTTCAGGAAATTCAAACTTCTATGTAGATGTAATTTACAGAAATAGTGAATATGTTTATTGGATGGACCATGAATCAACTTTATCAACTGCTGGTAACACAAAAACTGGTACTGCTTTTGATAATAGTTCAACAGCTGCATTTAATGTGTTTTCAACATCATTAAGCGGTGGCACAGACGATAATGTTCCTACTAATGGCGAATTAGCAACTGCATATGAAAAATTCCAAGATGCGGAATCAGTGGACATTAACTTTATTATCGCTGGTCCTTCACAGACCAACTTAGACGCTACAGGCGACACAAAAGCAGAAAAAATAATCGACATTGCTGAACAAAGAAAAGATGTTGTAGCATTTATCTCACCTGCAAGAGCAGATGTAGTAAATGTATCAGATCCTATCGCTGCAACAGCAAATGTTAAAGCTTTTGCTGATGGACTTGCAAGTTCATCATATGCCGTTATTGATAGTGGTTATAAGTATATGTACGACAAATATAATGATGTATATAGATTTGTTCCATTAAATGGCGACATCGCTGGTCTATGTGCAAGAACAGATACAGTGGCAGATCCTCATTTCTCACCTGCTGGTTTCAGTAGAGGACAAATTAGAGGTGTTGTTAAACTTGCGTTTAACCCTAATCAGGTACAAAGAGATGATCTCTATAAAGCAAGAGTGAATCCTGTTGTAACATTCCCTGGTCAAGGTACTGTACTATTCGGCGATAAAACAGCATTAAGCAAACCTTCTGCATTTAACAGAATTAATGTTAGAAGATTGTTTATCACTTTAGAGAAAGCAGTTTCTACAGCTGCTAAATTCCAACTCTTTGAGTTCAATGATGAGTTCACTAGAGCACAATTTAGAAATCTTGTAGAACCTTTCCTAAGAGATATTCAAGGTAGAAGGGGACTTACAGACTTCTCAGTAGTCTGTGACGAAACAAATAACACAGCGGAAGTTATTGATAGAAACGAATTTGTGGCTGATATCTTTATCAAACCAAATCGTTCAATCAACTTCATCAAACTAAACTTTGTGGCAACCAGAAGTGGTGTGGCATTTAGTGAAGTGGCTGGGGCATAGGAGGTAGAACATGGCAAACGTAACAGATTTTATCTCTAAACTTAAAGGCGGAGGTGCTAGAAACAATCAGTTTAAAGTCACTATGCCTTTCCCTGGTTATGCAGCTGTTGGTGGTGAAACAGAAGCAATGGCATTTTTATGTACTGCTACTAATTTACCCCAAAGTGAACTTGGTGAATTAACTGTAAACTTCCGTGGTAGACCTATCTACATGGCAGGTGATAGAACATTCCAAACTTGGACTACTACTATCATCAACGATACTGATTTCTTAATCAGAAATGCTATTGAAAGATGGTCAAATGGTATTAACAACCATTCAGATAACGAAGGACTTGTAAATCCTGTTGATTATCAAGTGGATGCTTTTGTAGATCACTTAGATAGAAACGGTAACACAATCAAGTCTTACACTTTCAGAGGATTGTTTCCAACTAACATAGGTCAGGTTGATCTAACTATGGAACAAGCAACAACTCTAGAAACATTTGAATGTACTTGGAGATACCAATACTGGGAATCAAACACTACAACATAACGTTGAAATAGGGCGTCTTTCGAGGCGCCCTAAATAATATAGTATAAGGAGAATAGTAGTGGCAGAAATATTCGGTTTTGAAATCAAGAGGAAAGACCTCAAACCTAATAGTCAACAATTTACCGCACCATCAAGCGATGACGGTACACAGACTATTATGGGTGGGGGACACTTTGGAACTTATCTTGATATCGAAGGAAAAGTAAATAACGAATCAGATTTAATTCGTAGATATAGAGAAATTGCTATGCACCCAGAGTGTGATCAAGCAATTGAAGATATTATTAATGAATCAATCGTAGTAGATGATAACCAAGAGGTTATTCGTCTAAACATGAATAAAGTTCCTTTTTCATCAACACTAAAGAAAAAAATTTCAGATGAGTTTAAAAATATTGTTTCATTATTGGAATTTGAACAAAAAGGTCATGATATATTTCGTAGATGGTATGTTGATGGTAGAATAGTTTATCATAAACTAATTGATCCAAAAAACACAAAAGCAGGAATAACAGAGCTGCGATATATTGACCCACGAAAAATTAAAAAAGTAAGGGCACCCAAACAAAAACCAGGTAACGAGTTTGCACCAAAAGATCCAAAAAAACCTCAAGCCGTTGAATTTGATGAGTTTTTTATCTATAATGAAAAAGGAGTGCAACCTGGCGCAAGTGCAACATCAGGTCTTAAAATTACAAAAGATGCGATTGCATATTGTCCAAGTGGTCTTGTAGATCAACAAAAGAATTTAGTATTGTCTTATCTACATAAGGCAATCAAACCAGTTAATCAGCTGCGAATGATTGAAGATAGTGTTGTTATCTATCGTATATCAAGAGCACCTGAAAGAAGAATATTCTACATTGATGTAGGTAATTTACCAAAAGTAAAAGCAGAACAATACCTTAAAGATGTAATGAATAGATATCGAAACAAACTTGTATATGATGCAAGTACAGGTGAAATAAGAGATGATAGACAATATATGTCTATGCTCGAAGACTTCTGGCTACCTAGACGAGAAGGAGGTAGAGGAACAGAGATCACTACATTGCCAGGTGGTTCTAATCTTGGTGAAATAGATGATATCAAGTATTTCCAAAAGAAATTGTTTCAATCGTTGAATGTACCATACAGCAGACTTGATAGTGAAGCGTCTGGTGGTTTACAATTAGGTCGTTCAACTGAAGTAAGTAGAGACGAACTTAAATTTACAAAGTTTGTGCAGAGATTAAGAAATAGATTTAATAGTTTATTTCACGACTTACTTAAAACACAACTTATTCTCAAAGGTATCATAACTATCGAGGATTGGGATAATTCACTAAGTCAAACAATTAAGTATGAATATGTAGAAGATGGTTATTTTTCTGAAATAAAAGAAAACGAACTATTTAAAGAGAGAATGGAAATATTTCGTAATATGAAAGATAATGAAATTCTTGGTAATGTTTATTCTAAAGAATGGGCAATGAAACATGTTCTTAAAATGAATGATGAAGAAATAGAAGAACAACAAGAAAAAATTGAAAATGAAAAACAAGAAGCGCCTGAACAAGGTGATGATGATGAAGGAGAACAATTCGCATGAGCATAGAAAATACTAAAAGCATGATTGATGCTTTAGATGCTGGTGATAATGTATCAGCAGAAACAGAATTTAAGGCTGCACTTGCAGACAAAGTAGGTAGTGAGTTAGATGCTAAGAGAAAAGACTTGGCAGGCACTATCATGAACAAAGAACCTGAGGAACAAGATGGCGATAACGCTGAACCAGCTGAGATTGACGATTAAAGAAAAAGACGAACATAAGCGTTCTCTTAATTATCGAAAATTAGCGCCTAAAGTTAAGAAGGCCGTGGATGACGTATTTGCTATGATGGCAAAAACACCACAAAAAGTTTTGACTACCTTTCCTAAAATCATGAAAGACGTAGCAAAAAAGTATAGAGTACAACCAACAGATATAGAAGCTTATTTCGAAAAAGAAACAGGCCTAACCATATAAAGGAGAGTAAAAATGGCTATAGTAAATGCAAGAAATCTGGTAGATAGTGCGACTAGAACAGTAAGAATGTTCGAAATCAACAACGATACCAATTCAAATGTTGTGTGTGTTGACGCAAGTACCTTAAGAGGTCACTCGTCTAATCCAACACTGCACATAAGAAGTATTAAATGGAATACAACCGCAGCAACAAGTGATATACAATTATTGTTTGATGCAACATCAAATGACCATGCAATATCATTACATGGCAGTGGTGATTATGGATATCATGGAAAACAACCATTGATCACAAACCCAGAAAGTTCTGGCGTGACAGGTGATATTCTTATCACTAATTCAGGTGCTGCAACAGGAACAATTATAATTGAAGTAACTAAAGCAAAAGGTTATGACAACTCAGGACAAACAAGATAATGGCTGATACCGTAACAAGTCAAACAATTACTGATGTAAGCGGTTCTAAAACCGTGATGAAGTTTACGAACTTCTCAGACGGCACAGGAGAAAGTCTTGTCACTAAAGTAGATGCAAGCGCACTTAATCATGCGTCATCATCTACTAAAATCGCAAGAGTAATTTATAGTATCAATACAACGGATCCAAAAGGGTCCGTTGAAGTTCTTTTTGATGGAACAACTAACGCAACGGCACTATTCTTATCTGGTCAAGGCACAATAGACTTACAAACACCAGCAATACAGATTGCCAATAATGCGACCTCACCCACAGGTGACATACTGTTTTCGACACATAATTTCGTTGCAAATGACAGTTATACTGTGATTTTAGAGGTTAGATAACATAAATAGAACTAAAGGGGAAAATACGCAACATGAAACTGATTAGAGAAGAAATAAACGAGGCACAATATATCGTTGAAGCAGATGAGAGTGGTAAAAAATCTCATAAAATCAAAGGTATTTTCATGCAGGCAAACATCAAAAACCGAAATGGTCGTGTTTATCCTCAGGAAGTGCTAGAAAAAGAAGTTAATAGATACAACAAAGAATTTGTTAAGCGCAAGAGAGCATTTGGTGAGTTAGGACATCCTGATGGACCAACTGTTAATCTAGAAAGAGTATCACATATTATCACTAAACTAGATGGCGATGGTAAAGGTAATTACATCGGTGAAGCAAAGATTACTGATACACCATACGGAAAAATCGTCAAATCATTGATAGATGAAGGCGCACAACTAGGAGTTTCTTCTAGAGGCATGGGTTCTCTAGAGAATAAAGGCGGTACCAACTATGTAAAATCTGATTTTTACTTAGCGACTGCAGCCGATATAGTCGCAGATCCTTCTGCTCCACAGGCATTCGTTAACGGTGTCATGGAAGGAAAAGAGTGGATTTGGGACAACGGAATCATCAAAGAACAAGATGTTTCTGAAATAAAAGAACAAATTGAGCGTGAAACAAGAGAGCGTCAAGCAAAAGCAGAGGCACATGCCTTTGAAAGCTTTATGCGAAAATTAACAAAATAATAAATAGTTATACGCAAAAATTTGATATCAAATTAGGAGAGTAATTACAAATGGCTGAAGAAATCAAAAACGAACAAGAAATCGTTTCTGAAGCTCCTAAGGGCGCAGACGCACCAAAGGCATCCGCTGGTAAAGCAGATCCGATGGAAAAAGGCGGCGACTATGAGGATCTTGGACCGGCACTTGTTAAACCTGATCAAAAACCAGGACAAGACAAAGCTGATGACAAGGTTAAAAAAGACTCATCTGCTCCTACAAAAGGTGCCGCACCAGCAGAAAAACCTCAAAAAGTAAAAGAGACTGCACACGACGGTGACGAGGACGAAAAAGAAGACGATAAAGACGAAGACGAAATCATGGAAATGCCAAAGACAAAATCTGGTATGATCCAAGCAATGTATGACAATATGAACAAAATGAAAAAAGCAGACATTCAATCTGCATATCATAAAATCATGTCTGCAATGCACGGTGATATGAAAGACAAAGAAGAAGGTATGCATGACAAGGATGACGAAGAAGATAAAAAGAAAGTTAAAGAAGCTGTAGATCAAAGAGTAAAATCTATTGATGTATCAGATGATGTTAACGCTTTAGTATCTGGCGATGATTCCCTTTCGGAAGAGTTTAAAACAAAAGCTGCAACAATTTTTGAAGCTGCTGTTAAATCAAAAGTAAAATCTGAAATCGAAAGATTAGAAGGTGAATACTCTAGCGAATTATCAGAAGCAAAAGAAACTGTTAAAGAAGAACTAACAACTAAGGTCGACAACTATCTGAACTACATTGTAGAACAGTGGATGGCTGATAACGAACTTGCTATCGAAAAAGGTATCAAGGGAGAAATTGCTGAAGACTTTATTGGCGGTTTAAAACAGTTATTCGAAGATCATTACATTGATGTTCCAGATGAGAAGTATGACATTCTGGAAGCAAAAGAAAAAGAGCTTGAAGAAATGAAAGCTAAAATCAATGAAATGACTGAGAAGTCTATTGAAGATAAAAAGTTAATCGAAGGATATACAAAAGACGAAATCTTTGAACAAGCAGTAGAAGGCTTAGCTGATACTGAAAAAGAGAAGATCAAATCTTTAACTGAAGATGTATCTTTTGAAAATGCTGATGCTTATGCTAAAAAATTGGCAACTATTAAAGAGTCATATTTTGGTCAAGCAAAAGCACCTGAATCAACAGAAAATGTTGATACAGTACAACAAAATTCCAATGATGGTAACATAGTATCTGATATGTCTGATAGCATGTCTAGATATGCGGCTGCTATTAGTAGGGGAAAAAGTAGAGATATCTACGGAAATTAATAAGAAATAAGGAGAGATAAACTATTATGTTTAATTCGCAAAACTTACAGGAAAAGTGGGCTCCGGTTCTTGAGCATGGCGATCTACCAAAAATAGATAACCCTTACAAGAAAGCGGTAACCGCTGTTATCCTTGAAAACCAAGAAAAGGCTGCGAGAGAAGACAAAGCATTCCTCGGTGAGATTGCAAACATTACTGGTGACAGTGCTGTAGCAAACTGGGATCCAATCCTAATCTCATTGGTAAGAAGAGCAATGCCTAATCTTATCGCATACGACATCTGTGGCGTTCAACCAATGACTGGACCAACTGGTCTGATCTTTGCAATGAAGTCCAGATTTACTTCAAACTCAGGCACAGAAGCGCTATTCAACGAAGCAGATTCAGATTTCTCTGGAACTGGTACAATGTCTGGCTCACTAAATCCAGGTTTGATGAACGATACTACAACTAGCGTAACAACTGGTACTGGTATTGCAACAGCAACTGCTGAAGCTTCTTCATCATTCGCTGAGATGGCTTTCAGTATTGAGAAGTCAACTGTAACAGCTAAAACTAGACAGTTAAAAGCTGAGTACACAATGGAACTTGCTCAAGACTTAAAAGCGATCCACGGTTTAGACGCTGAAACTGAATTGGCTAACATCTTATCTGCTGAGATCCTTGCTGAGATCAACAGAGAAGTAGTAAGAACAATTTACGAAAAAGCTAAAAAAGGTGCAAACGTTAACACTACAACTTCAGGTACATTTGACTTAGATA